AATAATTTAATGAGAGATTCAGATTCTATATCGCCTTATGAAGGGACTTCATTTTTAGGAAGTTTTTCACCTTTTTAAATACTTTTTTATATTATATATTATATATTATATATTATAAAATATATAATGGCTAAGGGAGGCTTTCACATACATTTGTTACATATACCTGCATTAATAATTCTTTTTATTATATACTATATTTACACTCGTTATTATAACACCAAATGTAAATGTAATAAAAAAGAAAATTTTACACCAAAAATACGTGAAATGTATAGACCTTATTTAAGACATGCTAGAATTACTTCTGATGGATTTTATGGTAATAGTAAAAATAATATTAATCATCTTTTTAGAAAATTCGGGTTATATTAAGAGAGAAATATTAAATATTATTTTAATATATGACTAAGCAAAATATTAGTATTGAATCTAGTAATAATATGAATGGTGGCGGTGGTGGGATAGGCTCATTATTCATGAATTTTTTAGGTTATATTAATCATCATGTTATGTATTTGAATAATAGTAAGTTTTTTGCTGGCGTTGTAATGATTCTTCTTAACGTTGGGTCTAAATTTGTTTCTATTCAATTTAGCAAATCAACCGAAGAATATTTAAAATTTTCATTAAGTAAACAAATACTTGTTTTTGCTATGGCTTGGATGGGTACTCGTGATATTTATGCTGCGCTTGGTTTAACAGCTGTTTTTACTATTTTATCCGAACATTTATTTAATGAAGAAAGTTCAATGTGTATTGTTCCGCATCATATGAGAGTTCTTGATAAATTAATTGATACTAATGAAGATGGTATTGTTTCAGAAGTAGAATTTGCTGCTGCTATTGCGGTTTTAGAAAAAGCAAAAAAAGAAAAACAACGAAAAGGACAAAAAGAGGCTTTTAGTAAATTTGATTTTGGTAAATTCGATTATGATAATAAATCATAATAAATCATAATAAATCATAAATCATAAATAATAAATAATAAATATTTTATATTTTATGTAATATATTTATTTCAAATATTTCATAGTTCTTCTTCTTCTTTTTCCTCCAGTATTTCTTTTTCCTCCAGTATTTTTTTTCGTAGTATTTTTGTTTTCTTCTTTTTCTTCTTTTTCTTCTTTTTCTTTTTCTTCTTTTTTATATTTATCATTTAAATTATCATATACCGGTTGTATAACATATTTTTTACCAGTAAAATCAGCTAATGATTTTCTTACTTTATTCCATCCCTTTATACATTTTATATTATCTATTTGTTCTTTTGATAATGTTTTTCCTTTTTGTAACTCCATATCAATTGTTATATGAAAACTTATAAGAGATTCTTCTTCTTTGTTATTCTCACCTCCACCAAATAACAAATTTTTTGTGTTAGGAAATATTTCTTTAAATATTCTAATAAAATCCTCATTATTTGGGTCTCTATTGTAAATTTTATTAAAACTTTCATTAATTAAAAACATATACTGGTAAAACACTTCAATAGTATTTCTATTATCTTCTTTAATATTTAAAAAATATGTTGAAAATAATAAAAATAGTATATAAAATGGTGGAATTATATCACCATTTATATCAAATATTGCGAATGTTTTAACATTTTTATTTATTATAAAATCAAATGTAATTAATTCATAATGACCTCCCGAATGATATAAAAATAAATATTTTTCCCAATCAACTATATTTTGTGGTTGTAAGTTTGCGTCAGGAATAGATAATATTCCATTTTTATCTTGAATTGGAATAATATTTAATTTTAATATGTTTCCCAGTATTTTAATAGTATTTAAATCTGCCCAATATTGATTACTTTCAATGTATTGTTTAATTTCATCAAGATTTAATTTTTTAAAAGGTGCATAATATTCCTGACTACTAGGTAGCGACATTGTTTCTGGAAATTTAACTAAAAAATTATCAGAATCATGATACAAACTAGTTACATTACTTTTATATATAGTTTCGTCAATAATATTTCCACTTTGTTGAATCGCTTCTATTTGCTCTTTAAACATTTGGTTTAATTCATCTGTATTAGTTTCTGAAATTGTAAGATAAATATCAACATTTGATGGATTTATTATGTAATCAGCTACTAATGTTCTTAAATATTTTTGAGTAAATAAATTATCGCCTATTCCATTTCTTCCATTTGTTATTTTATTTTCAGATTTTGAATTGTAAAAATTTATCGCATCAGCAACAGCAATAAAAAAACAATCGCCGTCACCACTATTATCAATTACTTGTAAACCTTTTGATATTTGATTTGTTGGTTGTAAGTTATTTTCACTTCCCATAAGTGATGTTAAATACGCAGTTCTTAACTCAGGAGAATTATTAATAGTAACACCTGTAGTATTTTTATAATTTTCATAAAAAGTTGTTTTTTGAGCATTATCCATATTTTGAAAAATTTTAAAAATCATATAATAAAATTTTTTACTGCTAAAATAATTTTTTAAAAAAGTTGTAGATGCTTTTGACACATTTAGTGTTACATTTTTTGTCATTATTTGTGTTGTAGTTTTTGGTTTAGAAACAGGAACAATAGTTTTAATTTTTTTCCATTCTTCAAGTTCTCTTTTTTTTTTGTCTTCTTCTAAACTTTTTAGATGGTTAGACCATGCTTGATTTTCTTTTCTAAGTTTTTCTTCGTTATTAGGTGTTACAAGTGGAACTTTGTTGGGTGTTGTATTTGGTGTTATAATTGGTGTTATAATTGGTGTTGTGATTGGTGTTATAATTGGTGTTGTAATTGGTATCTTTTTCTTTTCATTAGATGTATCAAAACTAGAACCAAATAATAAATTATTAGGTATTTTTTTAATTTCTTCTTCAGCTTTATTATTTTCTTCTTCAGTTTTTTTAGAATCATTTAATTTAATAATTTCTTTATTATTTTTAGATTTAATATCAGCTTTAGATTTAATATTAGTTTTAGTTTTAGTTTTATCAATTTTCCAATTTCCTTTTGTCCATTGAACATCAGCAATAGCATATGGTTCTCCTCCAATATATAAAATCCCGTTTGATGGAAATAATGTATTTAATGTAATTTGAATATTATTATCTATTATTTTTGTTTCTTTTGCTTCTTTTAATGTTATTTTTTTTTGATTTCCATGACTATTTATCATAGACTTAAATAATCCTTTATTGAAAAATTCTAAAACTTTTATACTTTTTGGAAGTTTATCTATAACAGATTCTTTCAAAGGAACAAGCGGATCAAAACAAATAGTTGATTCATCTGTATCTGGAATTGTCATTTTTGGTTTATATTTAATTTCTTGATATCCAGGAACACTTGTATTTATTGTAATTGTTAACGCATTTGGAATAGGAATATTATTCATACTTATAATAATAGTATATTATTTGATTTACTTAATTTTAATTAAATAAAATTGAAATATATTTATGATTAATTCAATTACTTATAAATATTTACAAATACATTTTAAAAATGCTTTTAAAAATTGACAATTTAATCGAAGGTTCAATTATTAAAAGGCCTTCCAAAATAATAAAAACGCCGTATGTTGCTGATGTAATACCTTTAAATCAAAGTTGTGAAATTTTAGCCCATACTGCTGCTTTAGGTTGTTGTGGATTAGCAGATGTGGGAGCAACAATTTTAATGACTTCTATGCCTATTCCTAAAAGTAAAAATAATAAACAAAAGTGTCAATATAGAATATATTTTTCAGTATTTACGGAAAAAAATAATGAAATTATTGTTGGAATTCATCCTAAACTGGCTGAAGACCTTACTGAAAGTGCTTTGAAAACTAATTGCTTATCTAAACTACAAAATATTAAATCTTTCAGAAGAGAAACTACTATATTTGTTGAAGGAAAAGTAGATTCTAGGTTTGATTTTTCAGGTATTGATGAAAATGGAATTCCATTTATTATGGAAGTAAAAAATGTGCCATTAGCAGATTACGAAGATATTACTGCTAAAGACCGTAAAAAAAAGTGTTATGACGATAGAGATGTAAATTCTAAAGTTGCGTATTTTCCTGACGGTTACCGAAAAAAAAGCACTGAGCCAATAAGTCCAAGGGCTTTAAAACATATTCAAGAACTTACATTAATTAAAAAAGAATCCATTACTCGATGTATTATGTGCTATGTTATTCAACGCTCAGATGTTTCTTGTTTTCAACCATCAATAATTGACCCTTGGTACAGAGAGGCTGTAAAAGAAGGGATTGAAGCTGGTGTCGAAATAATTACACTTGTTGTTAGTTGGAATCGTGAAGGTGAAGCACATTTTATAAGAGATGATTTACCTATTACACCTTTTGAATAATTTAATCTAAACAATATTATTTAATATTTCTTGTGTTTCAATATCAATATTATCCATAATATTTTCAAGAGATTTTACATTATTTGTTGCCATTTTATCATTTGTTAAAAAAGAAATTAAATCTAATATTATTTTAATTTTTTCTTGTGTCCATTGGCTATTTAATTTTTCTACTAGTTCTTTAGTATAAAAAGAAGTCATAGAATCCTTTCTAAAAATCGTTTCATTATAAATTTGTTCTACAAAATTAGTAATAATTGTATGATAATAATTCAAACATAAACAAATCATCGAACAAGTTTTATATGTTTCTTTTAACCTTTCAATGCCTAGCTGAGCACATATAAATAATGATTTTATTCTTGGCGTTTTTTGGATATTTTCTTTGGATAAAAAAGTTTGACATGCTATTTGAATGGGATTATACATATATTGTAAATCTGTTTTATTACTACTAAGTATATATCTACAAAATGCTTGAAATGGTCCTGGTTCTTGTAAATAAATAATATTATTTTGAATAAGAATTTTTGTTCCAGTAGGTTTATTGCCTATTATAGCTAATTTTATTATCATAGAAAGCGGGTCAAGAATAAATAATTTTATATTTATTTTGTTATTATTTTCAGGCAAAGTGCTCATTAATATAATTATAGAATAAAATGTTTATATTATTTTATATTTGATTACATCTTTTGACAATTGATTGAATTATTAATAAATTCGTCTACTAAGTTTGTAGGTATTTCATTAAAATCAACTAGTTTTTTATTTAAATTATATATTTCATAAGCATTCTCTTTTTTTAATCGTTCTTCAAAATATTCTGGATTTTCATAGCATTTTAATGCGGTTTTTGGTCCACACTTTTGTAATACAGATTTTATATTATCACTTGGGTCACCCATTACTATTTTACAAAATAAGTCACGTTTTGAGTCTCCAGAAGAACTTTTTTGGTCTGTTAATTTTTTATAAGCAAGATTATACAATTCAACTCGCTCTTCGGCTAATTGTAAATAATCTTTGTCACTTGTTATAATGTAAATTTTGGATTGCGGATATTTTTCTAGAATATATTTTACTGAAATAGCAATACAATCATCTGCTTCCAGCTTTGGATGTTGTAAAGTTGCCATAACTCCACCTTGTTCGAATAATTTTTCTTCGTAAGCCATTTTAAATATTGGACCACCCATAAATCCTTCATAGTTACGGTTTCCTTTGTAATCCCCTTTAAATAATTCACTATTTGAACATAATTCAGTTCTCCAAATATTTTCTCTCTTACAATCTTTTCCAACAATTAAAATAGGTCTTTGTTCTTTAGATATTTTTAGTTTCTTAGACATTTCTTTGAGATTATTTACAAATGTTTTTTTAAATTTTTCTACAAATTTTGGATTATTAATAGGGTCTTCTAATGGTTCTTCTGGAAAACAAGTTTTCCACCAGTTTGTAAGCGCATAGTATCTATAAAAGTTATAATAACTTCCATCGACAAATATAAAAATTGGATTCATTATTGATTGTTCAAAAACGTTACAAGACATATAGTTGAATAACTGTTTTGTTTCTAAACACTTTTTAATTACTTTTCAATTTTAAATTTATATATATATATATATATATATATGTCTGATTCTGATGACTATGATGAATATGATGAATCTGAAGAATTTAATTTTCAAGGACGTGGTTTAACAACATTACCCGAGTTACCTGATGATTTAGAAGAATTATATTGTGGTGATAATCTATTAACAAGTTTACCTAAGTTACCTCATGGTTTAAATGTATTAAATTGTACTGGTAATCAGTTAACTTTATTGCCTAAGTTGCCATCTAGTTTAAGAGAATTAACATGTAGTGCAAATCAACTAACACAATTACCTAATTTGCCATATGGATTAGAAACATTAGAGTGTGAGGAAAACGCGTTAACTTCTCTACCTAATTTATCACCTGATTTAGAAAATCTATTATGTGGTCATAATCAGTTAACCTTGTTACCTAGGCTGCCACGTGGGTTAAAAACGTTAACTTGTTATCATAATCAGTTAACAACTTTACCTGATTTGCCACCTAGGTTAACTCTTTTTGAGTGTAATAATAATGAAGGTTTAATTTCTCTACCCAGGATGCTGCCAGATAGTATAACCCGAATAAATTGTAAAAGTTGTAAAAATTTAACTGAGCTACCTAATTTACCTCGTGATTTAAAAGATTTATTTTGCAGTGATAATCAGTTAACAGCTTTACCTGCTTTGCCACCTAGTTTATATATGTTAGAGTGTGCTGAGAATCGGTTAACAGCTTTACCTGCTTTGCCTACTCGATTAACTATGTTAATGTGTAATGATAATCAGTTAACAGTTTTACCTGCTTTGCCACCTAATTTAAGTGAATTATATTGTAATAATAACCAGATAACCGTTTTGCCTGCTTTGCCTAAAAGTTTAAGAGTTTTGAGTTGTTCTGGAAATAATATAATACAAATTGATTCTGATTTGTCTTTATTAAAATTTTATATTGAACTAAATACAAATAATTTAAATTTGAACTCTTTAAAAAAATATAAAGAATATTTATTAAGAATATATGGTAACAGGTTACCTGATAACATACAGGCAATATTACATAATATTGAAGAACGTATGGCTTTAAAAAATGTTGAATTAGCTTCTGGAAAAACTGGAGAAATTAATGTACCTGGAACTAATGAAACAGTTCAACAAGGAAATATGGACTTAATAAAATCTTATATAACAGATAGAAAAGGTGGTAAGAAAAGTAGAAAACGTGGTAAAAGAAGTAGAAAAGGTGGTAAAAGAAGTAGAAAAGCAAAAAGAAGTAGAAAATACAAGAAATAAAAAGAATAATAATATAAATATAAAGACAACTTTATGTTTATACTTATATAATATGGGAATT